TGCTTCGCTGCATTACAGAGATCAAAGACATTCTGCTGACAGCCCACTGCATGCTAATGGTCAGTGACCATGCAGGCAACTACATCATCATCGAGCCTGAGTCACAAACTCAACACGCCGTTGATGCAGGTGTCAAGGCAATCGGTCGAGAGATGAAGCGCATGGCTATGGGCGTGAGCTTTACCAAGACTGATTTACTTACAGACGATGGCCGTAAGAAAAATGCAGATGCTCAAGCAAAGATCTCAAAGCTGGCCGGCATGCTAAGCATTGAGAAGCGTGAGCTTCAGCAAATATCAGACAGGAGTCAGCCATGAAGTTCACTAATAAGTTCAACTTGCCTCAGACGTTTGTCAATGTAATCCATCGGCCAACGTACTCGAAGGGTAAGGCACACATCTCTGCTACTGAGATCATCAACTCACCGCGCATCGTTCAGTTAAAAAAGAAACACTGGGATGACATTGAGCAAGACGCAAGCGAGATGGTCTGGTCACTGTTCGGCTCTGCTGTTCACAACATCTTGGAACACGGCAAAGATAAGAACCACATCGTTGAAGAGAGACTCCACCTTGAGTATGAAGGATGGCATATCTCTGGGGCTATTGACTTACAAGAGTTAGAGCCTAATGGAACGATGACGGTCAGTGATTACAAAGTAACTGGCGCATGGGCAGTGATGAATGAGAAGGACGACTGGCACCGCCAATTAAATATTTATGGTTGGATGGTGGAGAAGGTTAAGAAGGTTCCCGTGGGTAAGCTTCAGATCATTGCCATCATTCGTGACTGGTCTGCCCGTGATGCCGCATCTAAAGAAGGCTACCCACAGTCACCAGTAGCTACGATTGATATTCCCCTTTGGACATTTGAAGAGCGTGAAGCATTCATCACGAAACGAATCTATGACCACGGCACAGCCCTGTTTGAGATGGAGACAGACGGTGAGATGCCAGACTGCACACCCGAAGAGATGTGGGAGAAGAAAACATCCTATGCCTTAAAGAAGGATGGAAACGTTAGGGCCAAGAGTGTTCACGAGACACTTGAGGAGGCCGAGACAGCACTGGCTAAGTCCGAAGAGACAGCCAAGAAGAATGAGAAGTTTGCAATCGAAGTAAGACAAGGAGAGAGAACAAGATGCCGCAGTTACTGCCAAGTCTCACCGTTCTGCACTCAATACCAAAACTACTTAAAGGAAATGCCATGAAACCAGTTGAACTATCCCTCACACAACAGAGTGCAGAATTAATTATTCGTGCTTTGATTGAGATGCCGTTCAAGCAAGTGAATCAGTTGGTTCACTACATTGACCATGAGATTGCTATCTCTCAACAACAGATGCCTGCTAACACAGTGACTGTTGCGCCTAAGACATACAAGTGGGGTCTCAAGAAAGACGGTACTCCACGTAAAAGCCCCGGTCGTCCACCTAAGAAAGTTACATCATGAGCGTACATAAAAAACTAATGCAAGCTAGGGTCAAACTTCAATCCATAGAGATGAAGAAGTCTGGCCTTAACAAATTTGCAGGCTACTCATACTTTGAGTTGGGTGACTTCATCCCCCATGTTCAAACCATCTTCAACGACCTTGGCCTGTGCGGTGTGGTGTCGTTTGATAACACTTACGCTTCTCTGACCATCACAGACGTAGATGACGGCACAGTCATTGTGATTACCAGTCCAATGGCCGAAGCTAACCTCAAGGGTGCACATCCCATACAAAATTTGGGCGCTGTACTTTCGTATCAACGTCGCTACCTTTGGATGGCCGCTTTAGAGCTTGTGGAAGGGGACGCAGTAGATTCAGCGCCTCCCGTAGAAGCACCGAAGCCAGAACCTAAACCAGAGCCAGTTAAGAAGACACCCGTTCCTTTAAAGATGGAGGGCCGTGACGATAAGTCTTGGCACCTCATCGTAGAGAAGGAACCCGGAGACTCATCAGAATCTTGGATCACAGCAGTCGTAGACATCACCAACATGGGACTCAAAGAGACTCATAACGAAGCCGAAGTCATGAAGCTGTTTACCAACAACAGAATTATCTTTGATCGTCTGAAGTTAGAAGACGTTGAGAGATATACCGCGCTCATGGGCGCATTCAAAACCCGTAAAGAAGAACTGAAAGGATAATCATGGCCACGAAGTACCCAAACTCAGGCATGCTCGGCAAAGCTAAGCAGCCTAAGATCAACCCACAATCTCCTGATTACACCGGAAGTATTGATGTTGACATCTCTCTCATCAAAGAGATGTTGGAAGATGCCCGTCAAGAGGGCGCTGACTCTATCAACATGAAGCTTGGTGCTTGGATCAAAGAAGGACAGTATGGAAAGTTCTTCAGCATCAAAGTTAACAACTACAAGAAAGCTAATGCACCCGTGCAGAACAAGCTTCCAGTAGACGACGAAGACATTCCCTTCTGATGCAAACAAGCCAGTTTGAAAGCGTCAAGGTAGCTCTTAAGCAAGATAAGACTGGGTTTGTATTGACACTCTCAATACACCCAGACGACTTGCCCGAGGAAATCTTGCGTGACTTTGTTGGTGCTCGATACCAAGTAGTTATGGTGCGACTTAATAACGAAGAACGTCCAATGAATAGAGATCAGGAACACTCTAACGATGGCGTTCGTACTGCTGGGATTCTCTGTAGAGATCCTAAGTTCCACAAGTTTCTTTACGACGGTGGCCATATCTTCATTGCTAATGAGGAAGAGGCAACCGGTTGGATGAAAGAGTACTTGGACATACAGTCAAGAACAGAAATAAAAGAAAGTGCCCGTGCTCAAGAAAAGCTACGTGGCATAACACAGGAGTTTTCAGCATGGAAGATAACCGCTTAGTACCTTATTCAGTACACCTTAAACGTGAGGTGTACGACAAACTAAAGCTAGCCGCTGGTCAGCGCAAGGCTTCCGCACTCGTGCGTGATGCCATTACGATGATCGTCGAAGGCGATGACGAGTTCAATGGTGGGTACAACAAAGGTATCCGCGATGCAATCTCTGTGATTGGTGAAGACGAACTTGCTACAGCTATTGCGTACAACGGCGAGACTGTTGCCGATCTGTTGGCCGAGAAACTTTTACAGATGATTGTTTCTCAGAACACAAAAGGTAAATCTAATGGTAAGAAAAAAAGCTGAAGGTTTAAAGAGTCTTGTTCAACTAGAGCCTATCTCTCTGGACAAGATCAACATGCTTGACTTCTTCGCAGCCTTTGTCCTTATGGGATTAGCCGGCGGAGATGACATGCAAGAGAATGCTCGCATGGCTTACGACCAAGCCGAAGAAATGATGCTTGAAAGGATGGAAAGATGACTGTAATCAGAGGCGGGGAAATGGCCTTTCCCTTACATAACACTGGCCACGGTGCACCCTTTGATGAGGGCATGACATTACGAGATTACTTTGCGGCTAAGGCTATGCAAGAGTTCATTGGTGCTCTTAGCTCAAAAGACGGCTCTAAAAAAGCCTACGAATGGGCAGACGCAATGCTGAAGCACAGGGACTTAGGTGAATAACAAACTAACCGCCAAACATAGGCTTCACATAGGCAGGGTCAAGGAACTACCTTGCTCTGTCTGTGATGCCCCTCCTCCTAGCGCCGCCCATCACGTTAAACAACATCAGCAATACACGGTGGTAGCTTTGTGTACTGACTGTCACCAAGGCCCAATCATGGGCTGGCACGGGCAGAAACGGATGTGGGCTATCAAAAAGATGGATGAATTAGACGCTCTAGCTGTCACCATAGAGCGCCTATTAGACATGTAGAAAATTGTTCTGTTTTCTACTTCATTGATTTTCTAGTTTCTTCAGCCTGCTGTGCAATCATGGAGATCAACTCTTTCATCTGGTCAATCTGCTCCCGCTTGGTAGCTCCGTCCATACCAGTGTCGGCTGTAACCACTTGAATTTGCTTACGAATGTTAGCCATTTGCTTAGATGACTGGGTGTAAAGCTTCTGTAAAGCAAGCTTGTCACCCTTCTCCTCGTAGATCTGCTGGACTTTATCCATCTCACCGATCTCAGAGTAGTGACGCATGTCGGCAAACGCCTGCTGAATCTGCTTGTTGTTTTCGTAGAACGCAGTGGTATAGAACGACTGGTTAGCAGGCAGGCTCTTAACAAACCCAAGACTGGCTTTATCCATCCACTTAGTATCTGGATACTCACCTTCTTTGAAAGGGGCAACAGCGTACATAGAGGTAGTAGCAATTGTTCCACCTAGCCAGCCAAAGTAACCCTTAATAGCATAGTCCACCTGAACAGGGCTTAACTCTGCTTTTTCTGGTAAAGCTATGTTTAATATCGGAGCCAAACCTTTAGCTAATGGGCTTGTATTCTCAGTCTTACGCTCAGCTTTAGACAAGGCTTCCATGCCGGCGGTCTCAATAGGCGCACCAGTGAAGCTATCCTTGTTAGAGTACAGATCCACAATAGGTTTAAATATTTGTGGTGTAAAGTTCATCGCAAAGGTGTCCCACACCATACGGCTAAGGGCTTCGGTGAACTGTTTACCTTCTGCACTTTCATCCAGAATTTGCTCGGCTGTACGCTCGGCAATAGTTCCAAGTGCACCGATCTCAAACGGCTTA